ATCTGCATAAAACCACGTATCTATTGACAATGGATAAGACTGAAAGATTGCAGGATTACCAAAATCCACTTGGTCATCTACACCGTCAAACTGAAAGTATCCACCTTGTGCTGAATTGTAGGCTGTACCATTAAGAATGGTTCCGTTGTTCCCGTTTATTACATCAGTCCAAGTGGTACCTGTCCCCGGATAGCTTGCTGGATCACCCGCATCCACTCTGAATATTAATCCATCTGTAACAATGTCTTCGCCACCGCCACCGCCTGATGCCAATCCCGCGCGGGTTTGGAATACATTGCCCGATATGCCGATGCCTATCCCCGTAGACATATTACCAGAGGGCTATAATATCAGTGGCTGTTGTTGTGTCATCTACCCTAACCACTTGAATCGGAAGGAACGCTGCATCGGGTATGTTTTTAAATGTTAGCTCGGTTACTGAAGCGGCAGGTATGTCTTTATCTGATGCCGTTTGAACAACAACATCTCCTGTAGCTCCAACAAAAAGCACACAACCATTAGACGGAGCGTTAAAAATAATATAATTGTCTGTTATCCCTCCTGCTGAACTCGGAGATAAAGCAAGGTTTAGATTGTCTGTGACCTCACTAACAAAATAAGCTTTCTGCGCAGTAGTGTTATACACAATAGCATTCTTCTGAATACCTGCCGAAGTGAATGTTGTTCCCACATCAGTTAATGTTCCGGCTACAGAAAAATTCGCTGTGCCGCTTAATACCTCTGTAGATGGATCAGGAATAGGAACAGTAGCACTTTTAATTACTGCTAACCCCGATGATGTCTGTAGTTTTTGATATGCCATAATTTATTATCGTTGATATGGGAATAATCTGTTTAACGTGTCTCTCCTTTGGCCGCATCCGCAGTCCGTACCAGTAGCCTTCGCTACGGTGTCCACGACCTTTTTAATTCCTGTAGCCTTGGTCACCTTCTCTATTGAATCACCAAGCCCTCTTGATTTGATTGGAGTTCTTTTCATTTTTTCATTTTACAACCAAAGTTGTTAGCATAGTTAGCCATCTTGCGAACACTGGCGCTATACTTATCATCCTTGGCCTTCATGATCTTTGAAGCAGCGGCGCACACGGATGTGCCGGGCATGTTCTTCTCTACCCAGGAAGTAAACTTCCCCTCGTTCTTTTTACTGATCGCAGGGAAAGCTCCTTTCTTTGTTCTACCCTTAGCCATTAGCTGCGGATTAATCTACCCAAGTGCTCTTTTACACTTGATGGGTAATGCTTCTCATAGCCCATAGAATGATCACCACCATAAGCGTGACCGTACTCTTTCTTAGACATTGCTTTTGATTCGTCTCTTCTGTCTTTCATAGACTGCTTTTTAGCACCTCTGTGCTTCATACCTAAAGACTCATCTAACCTTGCGTTATAACCTTGTTTCATTTTTTTGGTTTTAATATTAATAACTTGATCCCATTTTCTTTTCCATTCCGTAGCCTGGGTTATCTACTTTCTTACCTCCCATAGTTTTTGCAAACTCTGCAGCCTGCGCTTTTCCTACAGCGTTGTAAGGAAATGTTTGCTTTTTCATTTTGCCCGAATCAGGACATGAATATGTTACAGTTGGCATATCTTATTTTTTTGTAAATATACTAATATTTTCCTTGCCGACTTTTTGGCGATGACTTGGTGGATCCACCAGGTCCAGACCAAAGATTTTTGCACGACCAATATCTTGCAGTTAGCTTGCTCTTGGCAGTGCTACACTTATGTCGCGCACGAAAAGATTTACGAGCTGCGGCCGAGTAGTTATGACCATAACCGGTAGCGCCAAAGTGAATTAGCTTCTCCTTTCCGCCTTCGCAACCCTTTACCATCTTCTTCTTCCCAGGGCGATCAGACTTCATGGGTCTATTACAACTCATTTTTGTCTTGCTTGCCATAGTCTATGATGGTAGGTTTAATTGATTCTTTTTACGTTGACGAATCCTCTTGCGAGCTTCTCTTCGTGTCAATCCTCCGGCAACCAGTCTTTTTATTTGATCTTTCTTGCTATCCTTTTTTTGTCCGTAGACAAGACCTTGTTGAGCAGTTGATGTGACAGGATTTTTACCTCCAGTTCCGGTTGCCATGTTACTTTATTTTTGAGGCGATAGCTGACCATAGTTTGGTTACAGAAATACCTAAGCCAACGCCACCGATAACAGGTAGTCCTTTAGCAAATACAACAACAGCGATAACAGCAGCATAGCATGCCACAGCAATATCACTCATTAATAGATCTAAAATTTTTGATAGTTTACTCATAATACAATATTTATCTTTTTGTAAATCGTTTAGTTACTCTTCCTGCAGCAGTGTTCGCCACAACAGTCTTTCTCGCACGTTTCTTCTTCCGTGCAGTCGCAGCACGTTGGGACTTCGTCATGCTCTTCGCCTTCGCCATCGGAAGACAACGGTCCGGGTTCTTCTTGTCCTTGCTCGTACCACAAGCGCCCAGTATAGAACCATCCGTCCCTATTCGTACCCAATTCTCCTCTCTCCATTTCTTAAGCTCTCCCATTTTTTCTTTGTTCCTTGCGATACTTTCTATATGCTTTCATAGCTTCTCGCTTTTCCTTTCCTTTTTTCCATGACCCAAAAGCAAATCGCTCAGCTTTTCTTTGTCTTTTGAACTCAAACATTTCGCCTCTTTCTTTTGCCTCAGCAGGTGTTTGATATTCATATTGTCCTCCCTCGCCCGTGGGGGATATTGTAGGGAAAACATTTTTATCAGCAGTAGCCATCAAGTGAGTTGAACCCGCCTGCCCCTCGTACTGAGGATTATTATATAGCTTTCCGTCATCACCAACATAAGTGACTCCCTTACCCTCTCTAATTTTTCGAGCCCTTCTTTTTCTTGGACCTGCCATTATTTGCTTTTCATCTTTGACTTGACTATCTCCTTCTGGAGTCGTGGCGGCAATGTTTGCTGCTTGGTTGTCAAATACTTATCTATCTGAGCATCTTTCATGCCCATGTCTGCGTACTTAATTTTTTTCATTTCTTTTTAGTTTTAGCCATTGACTTGATCATTCGCTCAATCTTGGCTGCTTGCTGAGCATGCATCTTGGAAGCGCCCTTAAGCTGCTTCACAACTTCTTTCATTTGTTTTACATTCATTACTTCTTTCCTTTTGCCCCCTTGGCATAGTTAGGGTCTTTACAATATTTACTGGCCGCCATATTAGCATACGCTGATGGGTATGTGTCAAACGTTCTCTTCGCCCATGCTATGCCCTCTGGACAAATTTTGTTAGACTTTTTCTTTGTTCTGCCTTTTGCCATAGATTTAGTCTTGTCTTCTTGACATCATTCTTTGAATGAAAGAGTTTCTAAAAGGTATTCTTGACATTCCTTCCATTACCCCTAATGTTACACCTCTTTTTGCTGCTTTGGCCCCTGCTTTGACCCCTGCCTTGGCCCCTGCTACGGCTCCTGTTGCTTTGGCCCCTGATGCGGCTCGTGATGCTGCCTTACCTCCAGTTCTTGGACGTTCTATCGATCTTATAGTCCTACTCATTCTTTTTTGTGAAGGGTCTTTTGATGTTATAGTCTTCGTCATTCTTTTTTTCGGATCGTTACCTTTACCGTTTGCCATAGTTGTATATCTTTATCATTCAAATATACAATTTAATTTAATGGCAGATTTAATTCGTAAGAACTACGACAGGGCACAGCCCACTCACGACTACATGAAATACTGGCGTGTGATACGCTACTGGGCCAAGGCAAAGTACAATATCGGGACACCCGACATTGATATGCTGTTCTTCCTCTATAGCGAGCATATATTCAACAAGACTAAGTTCAAGGAGTTCGAGCAGTGCATGTCATGGGACGAGCCACGGTTCTATAGACTACTTAAAGAAGGATGGATCCACGTATGGAGAAAAAGGCAGGGAAAGGAAACAACCCTATACGAATTATCGTATAAGGGGAAGCGACTTGTGAATACACTATACAAAAAATTAAATGGCGAGGAGATCGGAGAATCTCCGAGCATGAATCCGCTCTTTAGAGCGGACGCTTCGTACATGGATAAGGTCTATCGAAATATGATTATAGAGATGAACCAGTTTATAAAACAACAACGACATCGCGCTCCTGAATAATTGTATACGCCTCATCTTTAATAAACAGGGAATGACCTGCTGCCTTGTCGTAGTAGATAAGGTCATCCGCCTTTATAATCTCAACCTCAGTTCCTGGCTTGACCACCTGAGCTTTGTGGTATCGAAAGCCGGAAGCATCCTCCTGCGACAGGAGGAGCCCGGAAGAAGTTTTGAGTTTCTCCTCAACCTTCTTAATTAATATGTTCTTGCCTATTGGTATCATACGTCTGCTCTTGCGTGTGTGATAATAGCGTTAGTACTTAGTATGGTGGTCGCGACACTGCTCGCATTGATCAGCGCGTTCTTGGTCACCTTCACCGGATCAATAACACCCATCTTAAACATATCGCCGTACTTCTCGTTCTTAACGTCAAACCCATTGACGTCATCCACCAAGCCATCAAGCATAATCTCATCAGGGCACTTGCCGGCGTTCTCAAGTATCTGAGTCAACGGTGCACGCAGCGCAATACGCAATACGTCATACGCCACCTCCTGATTAGGGTCATCACACTCCACATCAAACAGGTCGGCACATCGCCAGAGCGCCAGTCCCCCGCCAGGTAGGATACCCTCCTGCATCGCCGATCGCACAGCACACACCGCATCATCAACACGGTCGTACTTCTCCTTCTGCTCAATGTCAGAGTCACCACCAACATAGATACACCCTATGCCTCCCATCAAGCTCGCTATCCGAGAGTTGATGAAGTCGCGGTCACCCTTGTTCTGTGTTCGCTCCTGCTGCTCCTTGAGCTCCTCGACCCGTAGCTTAATCTCGTCACTGATCTCATTGCCGGTGATGATCACCGTTGAGTCCTTGCCGACCACGATCTTCTCAGCATGCCCCAGGTCCTTAGGTAGTATAAGGCTCAGGTCATCACCCGTCTTCTCAGAGAAGTAGGTCGCACCCACAGCCAATGCAATGTCCTGCATCAGCTCGTGCTGCTTGTACCCGAAGTTGGGCGGCGTGATGTTACAGAACTTAAGGCCGTTCTTCACCACGTTAGCCGCCAATGTGTTGACCATGTTCCCACTGCACGATCCAATGATCAGCAGCTTCTCGTTCTTGGAGATTATCTCCTTGAGCACGTTCTCAATCTGAAGGATGTTACTAATCTCACCGTCATACGCCAGGATACGCACATCATCCATAATGCACTCGTCCTTGCGTTGGTTGTTGATGAACAGCGGTGATGTATACCCACGATCAATCTTAATACCATTAGTAATCTCAGCATAGGTGTCGGAGGTCTGCGACTTCTCAACCGTCACTATACCATTCTCACCCACAGCCTTATAGGCCTTCGATATAATATCACCGAGCTCCTTGTCGTTATTAGCAGAGATAGTAGCCACATCAAGCATACGCTTGTCAGTCACCTTACGCGACTTCTTAGAGAGCTCACTAAGCACAAGGTCCACACCCTCACGTATATAGTTAATGATCTCAGTTCTATTACTGTTCTCACCCATCGCATCAATCCCGGCTCGCACAATCGCCTCGGTCAACACGATCGCCGTTGTCGTTCCATCACCCGCAACATTAGCCGTCTTGTAAGCAGCCTCCTTCATCATACGAACCGCAAGGTTCTCAACCGGATCATAGAGATCAACAGACTTAGCAACGGTGACCCCGTCCTTAGTTACTGTGATGCCGTGTGTGTGATGTGGTGATTCAATAACAACCGTCTGGCCCCTCGGGCCTAACGTGCTCTTTACAGCTTTAGAGATTGCTGTAATACCATTGATAAGTTTCGACCGCGCATCACTATCGAAGCACAGGTCCTTAGAGATATACCCCTGTTCCATTAGATTTAATTTTTGTCAAATATATTAAAATAAATTATTTCCCGGTATCGTACATCTCAAGATGTTCCTCTACCTCCTCTCGGGTGAGACCATTTAGATCATCAACGTAGAAAGGAGTTCCCTCACCTACATACGCTCCCCATACATTGAACTCAAGATACTCAACAGCATCCTCAAATGACAGGCCCTCCTCCACCAAGCAGTCAATCATCTTAGACTTGGAATAACATATTCTCATTACATCAGTGTCCCAGTTAGGGAGCATACCCAATATGGCTTCATCAAAGCCGTCCGCAAAAAGTGTTTTTTCAATATTCATACCTCTAATATATAAAAGTAAATTACAAATACACAATGTCGAAATGTTGATGTTGATCTCCAATACTCTCTATATATATTCCCCTTTCTTCTTATTATTTTTTATTTATAGAAATTAGGGACCTTTTTTAACATTTCAACATTAAAGTATATTAAAGTATTGATAATCAATAAGTTATCTAATGTTAAACTGAAAATGAAGTCAACATTAGTATGTCGATAATTGACATAAAAAAAGGGGATCCGTTAAGATCCCCCTCGTGAACATGAAAAAACAAATATTTAGAACATCATCTTTCGTAGCTTTTCTCGAACCTCAGCTCGCTCAATACCATCAGCAATCATATCAATCTTATGTTGCTCTTTCATGGTCTTCTTAATACGTGCAGCTCGTGCGATCCCTGTCTCTCCATCCGGACGATCATTAATCAATCGACCATTCTTTATGTGTAACCCGTTCATCATTGTTAGCGTTTTCGTAAAGATAATAAAATTTGTCAGATACCTGGGGGTTGAGGGTTATAATGGCGCGTGCGAGCGCGGTCGGCCCACGGAAAGTGATGTTTTTTTTGACGGGGGGGTTGTTGTTTGGTTGGCCGTGGTGCGTTTTTTTTGGGTTTTTGGTTAGCTCCTTCCCGTGGTGGTGGTGGTTGGTTGGTGGTGGTGACCAGGACTTGCCATGTTGGCCGTGGTGGTGGTGCCGTGGTGCCCCTGCCGTGGTGGTGCTCCTGCTCCTGCTCCTGCTCCTGCTCAGAGGATCGTACCATCGTCACCGGTCAGAACTCCAAGAGATCAACTCGACAGCTCGATGACTGGGCAGAGGATCAGCTTGATGAGCTCCAAAGGATCAGCTCAACAGCTCGACAACTCCAACGATCGTTGGAGCTGTCACGATCGTGAAGGCCATTTTTAAGAGCTCCTTCTGGTCATAACTTGCAAACCCATTGAGGGAAGGCCAACCATTCAGAAGAAGAGAAGCTTCCGTTAACCACCCTTCGACCATCTCACAAAGCAAACAAAAGACCAAGTACAGGAACGGCAAAAAGGTATTGATGCCTGGACAAGACAATGAGCCGAACAACGTGGAAAGACTAACTATTGCATGAACCAACCTTTTACCCTATCTTTAGACAATTGTTAAACTAATTATAAACGACATGAGTATTATAAGACAAACGAAAGTATTACGGATTAAGATGGAACTACCCATTACGCTATGGAGAGAACTCGATGAAGCAATGGACTTAAACCCAGCTTGGGGCGGTAGAATCTTGAAAGCGGATTACTTCCGACCTATTGACGTTGCCCACGATATCGAAGGCATATTAAAGCAAGACGAATATTTTTTACCACGTATTTAAATCAACTATTATGAAGAACACAATTATTAAAGAACTGAATGCACATATTCAAGAATCCATTGAAGATGGCCTAACGAGTCACAACCAAATGTTTAATGAAGGAGAATACCTTATCGGGTATTGTGAATGTCGGCAATGGCTAAAGAAGCATGAGCTTGATTCATTAGACGCACTAATTCAACTGCAAGAGCTCGAGCTGAAGCGACTTGGTCATATTAGAACAAAACGCAACCTAAACCACGAAATTTTGGTCAATCGCCTGGTATGGCATTACGGCCTTGAGTTATGCTTCGAGCAAGATATTGATAACCCAATCTGTAAATAATTATGAATACACTACAATCATTTTACTTCGAACCACGTACGGCGATTTATTACGCCGTTTTTGATGATGGCCATATTGAGCATGGCCGTACAAATTTGCCTTGGATGGATGACATGTCAACCATTGCCATTGATGGCCGTATAGTCATCAACCTACATCTAAATGAAGATGGCTTTTACATCAATTACTACCACGACATAGAGGAAGGCTCTCAGGCCTCTGTATACGATGGCCAAGCCTACTATTGTGACGTACGTATTCTTGAGCACTCAATACCACCAAAGGAGGAAGGCGAATATTTCGCCTTTCAAGTTGAGTATTTTCAAAAACGAGATGGAAAAAAGTACTTCGCCAAATGGGCGAAGTATTATAAGTTAAGTTGGTCAAATTAAAATCTAAAAAAATGAATAAAGAAACAATCAAAGAAATGCTAATACATTACTACGAATTCGATTTAGGCCGTAACCTAATCGACGAAAAAGAAATGAACGAATTACTCGAGTTATACTCCAGGGATTCTAAAGAATTAATTCAATTTCTGCAAGACTACATCGACTACCTAATTGAAATAAACGCATAGGTTAGCTGATGAGCCCTTAATGGACGAAACGCCGTGAGGCGTCCTAATCAAATTAAATGAAAATGTTAAACATGTATTTTGAAAACTTGCTAAGGCAACACGGCCCACGAGCTGTAAAAGATTCCATTTGGGAAAGCTACACCGACTTAATAAATAGCGGATATAATGAAGAAGAAGCTATCGAGACATTAAGTAGATGCAGTACATACCCAGAAGTAACGATTGTTAAAGTATTAAATGAGTATTTATGATCAAGTTAAGTAAAGCGGGAAAAATGCCGTGTAGATCATGGAGCTTGCAAGCTCTTGAAACGTGTAAAGGTGCATATGATATGAACGGCGAGGTAGTAGAAGCTTGTCAAGGCTGTTATGCCTTAAAAGGAAACTACCGATTCTCCAACGTAAAAAAATCAAGAGCTCACAATTTGCAAGACTGCAAACGTGAGGAATGGGTTGACGATATGGTTCTTGAATTAGATAATGATAGGTATTTCCGTTGGTTTGATAGTGGGGATATAGATAATATACGCCTTGCAAAAAAGATTCTTGAAGTAATGAAGCGTACTCCCTGGTGTAATCATTGGCTACCAACAAGAACGTATAAATTCGAAGCCTTTAGGAAAATATTAGAGCAAATGAACGCCTTACCTAATGTAGTGGTAAGGTATTCAAGCGATTCCACAAACGGCGAAAAGAAAGTATACGACAGAAGAGGAAAAGAAATTAAAGCGAAGTATACGAGCTCAATATTGAAAACATATATCGAGAGCAAAGGAAATCATCTTTGCCCATCCAGCCAGCAACAAGGAAAATGTCTCACTTGCCGTGCTTGTTGGTCAAAGGATATTAAGAACGTTAATTATTTACTACACTAAAAAAAAGAAATCATGGGATACAGAACGACATTTTATTACGTAACATATGAAGGCCATAAACACGACTTTCATACACAACATTGTTACAGACCAACTGCTACTAAAGCATGGCGAATCCTGAAGAAAATGCTTCAAGACAAGCAAGGGATTTATAAAATATCCTATCGCATAGGAGATCAAGACAACATTTAATCATATATTTATAGAAAATTAAACATGAAAAGTATAAAGAATAAACATTCATATCTCGTAGTTGATACGTGGAACGGCATGGGATACTCTACTGAGAACGGAGTAGAACTGAAGCAATTTAATAAAGAGATTGATGCTATGGCATGGGCTAATAAAAGATGCATGGAGCAAGTAAAATTTTGCACATCCCTACCACAAGGGGATAGTATTTGGGGACTTGATTGTGGTGGTTATTGTTATGAATCTGATTTAGGTGGTGGCTCGTATCAAATAGTCGAAACCAAAGATGTTTACGCCGTTATGATTAAATGCAATATCAATGAGGTTGAAACGCTAACAAAAGAAAAGTACTACAATAAAATCCAAGAGTTGGATGGATTGTACGGAGAAGACCTTGATGATTGTTTAGACGTAGATGAAAACGGCGATAGGTTCTATCATTCCCACGTTGATGAATATGATTACCAGTTCAGATTGGTTGAGAACATTAAGCAGTTTGTGGAAGTATATACCACGGATTGCTATGAATGTGCCCAGGAGGTAGAGTATACCGATATCTTGCCTTACTGCCCTAACTGCTTAACAAATTTAGGATGATATACTTATTGATTCACAACGACAAAGAAATTAAAACATTAAGCTTCGACCTTCCCGAGGATTTAAACTACTATGCTGAAATGCGTGGTTGGAAGTTTTATGAAGATTACCAGGTAGGCCAAGCTCACGTTTGCCGTGGGTGCCACAAGAGCGTAATGGATGATCCCGATATACTTGTTGAGGAATGTACAGATTGGTACGGCATAAATACGGGCGCATGGTGCAATGAATGCTATAATTCAGATGTATATCCCTTCAGCAAGGGAAGATATCCAACGATTGAATATGATGGCTATGGGGATAGATTAGGCCTGGACGAAGATTAACTGACGAAGATTCAATATCAGAAACGCAACAAAGCGTCTTAATCAAATTAAATTATATTATGGCTTTAAAATACGATTACAGAAACGTGAAAAACGCTGACAAATTCCTATGGGATGATCAAGGCAACATGGAAGAAAAATACCAGGCGGTTATTTTCGAAACCATGAATGTCGGCATGAATGAAATAACCAAAGATAACTTTGAGGAATTCCATTTACGGCACAAAATTATCTCAGAGCTCTACGATAGTAGACCATACATCACAAAGGGCAGTCTAAAGAAGATGATAGGCCTATGGACAAACGCCAGGCCTATGACAAAGGGAAAGTTTAAGACAGACATGAAAAGACGTCTTGGACATATTATTGACAGAAAATTAAATAAATAGATCATGAAAGAATTTACTACAGAACAATTAAGAAACGAGTTAGCCAATCGAGGCTTTCAAACGGCAAACCTTTGGCACATTGACGATGTGTTGCAGAACTACAAGTGTAGTGAAGGAGATGCCCTGGACATTATACAGAGAGCATTAAACCACGATGGTGTAAGAGAATACATATTTGATACCATTGATGAGATATGTTGGCATGAAGGAATTAAACAAAAGGAATCATGAAAGAGAATAAACTAATAGCAGAATTTATGGGTATGAAATACTCAGATAAGAGAAGTTTCAATAACGGAGAGTGGACACATTCTATCGAGTCTTTAAATAAATTCAAAACATCGTGGGATTGGTTGATGCCAGTAGTGGAGAAGTGCTTTCAAGAAGAAGGTAATCACTACGTCCTTAACGATGCACTAATAACTATCAATATAGAGGAAGTGTACAAAGCAGTAGTAGAATTTATTAAACAATTAAATAAGGAGTCATGAAAAAAATGAATAAGCAATTTAAGACCTATGCCTATTACGAGAATAGTGCTGGGATAATGGGTGATCCAAAAGAGGTTACCTTGGACGTATCGGTATGGATTGATCAAGATCATGCTGGATTCGAGTTGTATGACGTGGAGAGTGGAGGAGACGAGTTCTACGGCGAAGGGATGCTGGACATATCTGATGGCGTTTTATACGGATACGATGGCGTATTTGAATTATGCAAAGAAGTGCTGGACATCCTAAAGGAAATGGATATTGATGTAACTAAAATTTAATGATCATGAATAAGCAAAAAGTAATTAAAGAGTTGAAGGATGCTATGGAGTATTGGAGTTTCCGTTTGGAGGAACTGAAATCAGATGACATACACTACATAAATGCTATGTGGGATTACATACACCTTCTTGAAAAAGAATTAAACCAGCAGTCATGATAATACACGATATAACAATTATAGTAATCTGCACGATAATAATCTTTGGGATTTTTTATCACGTAGGGAATACAATAGACGATTAAATTAAATAAACATGAGTAAAGCAATAGTAACAAAAGACAATTTCATTTGGATGGATGTAACCGACAAGATGAGGCATGGAAACAAAGCACGTGAAGCGTTATGGCATTATAACGAGTTGTATGCGATCCACGATGACGATAGCGAGTCGCTTTTAGAATCTCACGAGGAGATTGATGAGGCGATCAAGTTAGGTCTTAGGATCGGAATAGAGGTAGGGTATATGCCACGTAAGCAGAAACGCAAGTGGTTTTACTCTGCTGAAAAGGAGTTGATTGATGGGTATTGGTACGTAAAGGTTGCCGATATAGATTTTAATAATTAAAGAACGTTATGAGTAAGTATAAAGAATTAAAAGACAATCCTCCAGCGATTGAGGTAAAAGAAAATGCAAGAGAAGTGATCTTCAAAACCATTAGCTGTATGTGCGATAACATACACTATTTGATTTTTAGAAAAAATGAGGTAGGAGATTTCAAGATGCATGGTAATGGTCATTCTATTTCAAATTGGCAAATGGGATTCGAAAAATTCGAACTCGAATGGAGTGCTGATGATAGGAAATGGAGTGATGTAGTAAAAATGATAAATACTGGTACGTCAAAGGTCGCAAGTGTAATAAGTAGATAACTAAAAAAAATAGAAAACATGGGAAGATATTATTACGGAGACATACAAGGCAAATTTATGTTTGCCGTTCAGCCCAGCAACGCTGGGGAAAGGTTCGGAGCGCAAGAAGAGGAAGCGATGGTTCCATACTTTGTGAACAGAAAGTTTTATGATCACATTGTGGAGGAACTGGAGGCAATAGAGAAGAGTGGATGCTTGGATCGAGTCAATAAAATGTTTACATATGAGATGGGATATAATGATGATACCCTAAAGGAGTATGGCGTAAGCAAAGATGATCTTAAGGAGTTTGCTGACTATAGGCTGGGCATGAACATGAAGGAATGGTTTGATGCTAATCCTGATGATGAATGGTTACGATATGAAGCAGAGCGTTGATTTTGATAATTGAACTTGAATTGTTAAATTTACAGACGATTACCAATGAATACATCAAGCAAAGAAGAGCAGTCTAAGGTGGCACAACGCTACCTTAAACTTTGCTCTGTAGACTTAGATAACGCACTTGAAAATATGGGTTATCTGCATCCAGACGATCTGGAGGAGTTGAGCATTGGAGTTAGGAAAATTCAGAACGAACTTCAAATGCTATTGATAGCATCTAAATATTGCAACAAATGAATAACAACACTTTAATTGAACGCTTTATGGGGATCGAAAGAATAGTAGATACTCCAAAAAAATACCACTATAAGTGGGACTGGTTGATACCAGTAATACGCAAGGTAAGAAAGGTTGAACTCAATAATCACCACCGAAATGCTAATGCTCACATGGCAAAGGCGCTGGTCAATGAGTGCCATAGAAACCTTGATCTTGATGGCGCTTACGATGCCGTAATTGATTTTATTGAAATTTATAATATACACAAATGAAAAGAGAAGTATTTATTGCTTACGCCAATTCGGTGGCGGAGCAATTCCATTTAACGATGGAAGAAATGTTTGAAAAAACTAAGAAGCGCGAGAATGTAGATGCGCGTCAAATATTGTATTACCTATGCATGGAGCGTCCTATTAGGATCAGCTACATTCAAAGGTTCATGGAGGATCACGGACATCCAGTAAGCCATAGCACCATCATTCACGGATACAAAAAGGCTAAGCAGTTAATTGATTCTGATGATGACTATAAGGCTTTATTGGATAAAGTTGAAAATGAAATATAATGTATACTTTAGCAGAAGTATTCGAACAAGCGATGAATGATCGTGGGTCGGTTAAGATAAGCCACAAGAAAAGTTTATCTGCTCTGAGCAATGGGTCAAAGATTAGCAAGTTCGAAGATTGTATTCAGATATTAGATGTAACTGGATTGGAGTACTACAAAGAATTTACTGATGATCAATACAGAGTGATGCTGGAGAATGGGTGGCGTGATGGATGCTACATGATCAGCATAGAAAAATGCAAGGCAAAACTTGAGTTGATAGAAAATTCAATACGACAAGAGGTAAACTCTCGAAGGAATGACAAGCACATTCAGCACCTCAAATCAAGACGAGAGAATATTTTGAAACGTTTTACTAAAATTAAATCTAAACTAAATGGAAAAGAACACGTTTAAAGAACTATCGAAAATCTCTGTAAAGGAGAAGGTTGAAAAGAAAGGTCAGTTTAACTACCTATCATGGGCTAACGCCTGGAGTATGTGCAAGGAGAAGTATCCTGACACCCAGCGTAAGGTATATGAAGATGATGCTACTGGATTAAACTTCTTTAGCGATGGCAAGACTGCCTATGTAAAGGTGGGGATCATTGTCAATGGCATTGAGCATATTGACTACCTACCGGTAATGGACTTCAGAAACAACTCTATACCGCTGGAGAAGATTACCTCTATGGATGTCAATACCACTATTCAGCGATCAACTGCCAAGGCAATCGCTATGCACGGACTTGGGTTGAGCCTATGGATAGGAGAGGATGTTGTGGAGTCTGTGCGACCCACTGCTACACCTCAGAAGAAAACACCAACACCAAAGAAGATTACTCTGAATGTTGGGGATGGCAACTGGGATAAGGTGCTGGGATACATTGCTCAGAACAAAGAGCTTGGGTTGCCCAAGATAGTTAAGCAACTGGAGCAGAAGTATAGCATCAAGCCAGTAGTAAAGAAGGAGTTATCTAAACATGTTTAGTCATGGATAGTGTTTTACAGAAGTTAAAAGACGATAACCATTACTATGGCGATTTCGGTAAGCAGTACCTATCTAATTCAGATATCATAACATTGCTGAATGATCCTAAGAGCTTTCGTAAGCCAAAGGAAATGAGCAAGGCTATGTTGCTGGGGCGGTACTTCCATACTGCCATGCTCGAGCCCCATAAGATTGAGAGCGAAGAGTACAAGGCCATTCACGCCTCGACCAGGAACACCAAAGCGTACAAGGACGCGTTGCTGGAGCACGATCGCAAGATCATGATGCTCAGTAAAGAAAAGGCTGACATGAGCAAGGCTATCGGCGAGATGAAAGGCAACCTGGAGTTCTACGAAGCGATCTATGCTGAGGAGAATGAGTTTGAAGTCCCAGCGGTAGCGGAGGTCATGGGTGTACAATGGAAAGGTAAGGCTGATATTGTGGGAGAAGATATGCTTATCGACCTAAAGACAACGTCTAACATAAAGGACTTTAAGTATAGTGCCAAGAAGTATAACTACGATAGCCAGGCCTATCTGTACGAATGCTTCTTTGGTAAGCCATTGGTGTTCTACGTGGTTGATAAGACAACTCTGGAGCTGGGCATCTTTTATCCTTCACCTAACTTCTTGATAAATGGTAAGGCCAAAGTAGAGAAGGCCGTTGATATCTTCAATCGCTTCTTTGTGAAGGGAGCGAAGGATGACATCAATGACTTTATTATTAAGGAGACGTTATAACTTGCGAACCTTGACTGAAAGTTCCAGCCGGTCAAGGGTAGCATTTTTTTTAAGCTGGGACATAATTAAATTGAATCTCATGGAAGATAAAATTTATGTAGGTAGTGGAGTCGCTAAGTTTGATGGCGATCTAATTTCTTGTAGTCTATGTTTAACTGACTTACCCCAAGAGCATATGTTCGAATACCAGGGTAAGAAGTACATCAAGTTGAATGTATCTGCTAAGAAGAATGGTGCTGATGAGTATGGCAAGACACACTACGTGGCTGTCGATACCTGGAAGCCAGAGGCCAAAGCAGAAGAGAAAGCTGAGGCTAACCTTCCGTTCTAAAAACGGAGGATCTTCAATTAGTTGGGGGATGCGAATCCCCCTTCTTTTTGGATATGCCATGTTAAAATGTTAAAATTGCATGGCAATATCACCACTATAAAAAATAATCTATACCTACTACAACTCTCTACTACTATTCTTATTCTATTTTTAACATTTCAACATAAAAGAATAGAAAAGATATATATAGTAAGGGTTTAGGTAAAATCAAATCAACATAATTGTAACATGGAAATAACAATATTCAAAGATATTAAGGATACATCCCAGCCTTTCTTTAGGGATGTGGCTATAATACTGGAGCGAATCAAGGATGGTGCGTCCAAGGATATAGTCAAGGCAATACGATCCGAAAAGGACAAGGCAAAGAGAAACGAGTTGAAGCAGAAGCTTCCAGCAATATGCTTTAGTGGTAAGTTTACTAAGCGTAATGATGCATCGATCACTGAGCATAGTGGTTTAATCTGCTTGGACTTCGATGGATACGATAGCGACAAGACCATGCTGGAGGAGAAGGAGAAGTTGACCAAGGACCGGTACGTGTACTCAGCATTTATCTCTCCAAGTGGCCTGGGCCTAAAGGTGCTGGTCAAGATACCGGCGGAGGTAGATACTCACAAGAGTTTCTTCAACTCACTACAGATGCACTTTGCTTCGCCAAACTTTGATGAAACGTGCAAGAATGTGAGTAGGGTTTGCTACGAGAGTTACGACCCACTCATATATATTAACGAGCAGTCATCCGTATTTAATCAAATAACGGAAGAGAAGTACCAGGTCAACACCAAGCACAAAGATGTGCAGACCATTCCGATCACAGATGAGAATAAGATTGTAGAGATACTCATGAAGTGGTGGGAGCGTAAGTACGGCCTCAAGAGTGGAGAGCGAAACCAAAACGTGTACATCTTAGCATCGGCGTTCAATGACTTTGGCGTCAACAAGACGCTGGCCGAATACATCATGTCGAACTTCGACTCCGAGGATTTTACGCAGGAGGAGATCAAGCGAACCATTCACTCGGCGTATGCCCAGGTGCAGAACTTTGGGACTAAGTACTATGAGGACGAGGAGATTGTGAAGGATGTAAAGCAGAAGCTACGCAAGGGTGTTGCAAAGGGTGAGATCAAAAGCCAACTGGAGGATCAGACCGAGGTTGATGATGTCATACTGGACAATGTGATTCGAAGGCTGGAGGAGGAGCAAGACGAACAGAAGTTTTGGACAAAGAGCGAGAAGGGTGTTATCAAGATCGTTCACATATCATTCAAGAAGTTCCTGGAGGACAATGGGTTCTACAAGTTTAACCCTGAGGGTAGCAAGAACTATGTGTTCGTAAAGGTGACTAACAACTTGATAGATCACACATCGGAAAAGGAAATCAAAGACTTTGTCTTGGACTTTCTGATCGACCTTGATGACATATCGGTCTACAATTACTTTGCTGAATGCACTCGATACTTCAGGGAGGAGTTCCTTACGTTGCTATCGTCTATTGATGTGTTCTTTATTGAGGATACCAAGGACGCTGCCTACCTATACTACACCAACTGCGCAGTTAAGATTACTCGTGACAACATAGAGCCTATCGACTACCTCGACCTGGGCGGTTACGTATGGAAGGATCATGTTATTGATAGGGTGTTTGACATCTGCGAGGTTACGGACTGCGACTTCAAGACGTTCGTATCTAACATTGCTGGAGGAACTGAGAAGCGAGTTCGATCAATGGAGTCAACCATTGGCTTCCTGCTACATGGCTGGAAGAACCTATCGTACTGCCCAGCTACGATATTGAATGATGAGGTCATCAGCGACAACCCTGAGGGTGGTACCGGCAAGGGATTATTTATGAATGGTATTGCACAGATGAAGAAGCTCGTGGTTATTGACGGCAAGTCATTCAACTTCGAGAAGTCGTTTGCTTACCAGCTGGTGTCCGCAGATACGCAGATCCTATGCTTTGATGATGTGAAGAAGCACTTCGACTTTGAGCGATTGTTCTCGGTTGTTACTGAGGGTTTGACCCTGGAGAAGAAGAACAAGGATGCGATTAAGATTCCTTTTAGCCGATCCCCAAAGGTGGCCATCACCACTAACTACGCCATCAAGGGTAAGGGATCTTCATTTGAAAGGCGCAAGTGGGAGCTGGAGCTAACGCAACACTACACCAAGGAGTTCACGCCGTTGGTTGAGTTTGGGAAGCTGATGTTTGGCGAGTGGGGTGATAATGAGTGGTGTCAGTTCGATAACTACATGATCGGATGTCTTCAGTTATACTTGGATAAAGGCCTATTAAAGAGTGACTTTGTTAACCTTAAGATACGTAAGTTCTCTGCTGAGACATCGCATGAATTTGCTGAGTGGTGTGGAGTGATAGGCGGTCAGACTAATGACAAGATAAATGCCAAGGGTAAGATACACATGAACGAGTTGTACAATGACTTTATTAACGAGTATCCTGACTATGCACCCAAGGCCAAGATGACGATCAGTAGGCAAAGGTTTTCCAAGTGGGTGCTGGCTTATTCTAACTTCAAGCACGAATGCCTACCGGTAACTGGAAGGGACCAGTCAGGTAAGTGGGTTGAGTTTGTTAACAAGCACTATTATGAAACCCAAGGACAGATATCACTATGATAAAGTTTAGAGACTATCAGCTGGATATCATTGGGCGAGGCCTGGAGATAATCAAGAAGCATCGTTTCTTGTACTTAGCCATGGAGGTTAGGACCGGCAAGACATTGACGAGCATGGGTATATGCCAGGAGCTGGGCGTGAAGAACGTTCTATTCCTTACCAAGAAGAAAGCCATATCCAGTATTCAGGGTGACTACGATCTGCTCAGCCCATCGTATGAGTGCACGGTGATCAACTACGAGTCGATTCACAAGGTGCCTCGCAAAGGGTGGGATATGATTATATGTGATGAGGCACATGGCATGGGTGCATTCCCTAAACCAAATGGCAGAGCCAAGAAGGTTAAGGAGCTGGTATTCCATAACAATCCATATATCATTCTTCTTAGCGGTACG